ACTGTTCCATGCTTTTTCAACTTGGATGAAATATTGTCTTGCACGTTTACCGGGTTCACTGCGTTGAATCATTGCAATCTCTTTTGCAGTGTCTAGTGTGAGTGCATGGTCAATATAGTGAGTCATATTGCCTTGAGCTGTTGCTCTTTTTTGAGCGATAGCTGTGTAATCTGTATTTTCTTCAAATCCGTATTTAAGCATTCTTGGAAACCAATCTTTATATGCTGTCTTAACTTCTAATGCTTGATGAAGTTCTCGACCACTGATTGCGATTTCTCCATTTTCTTTTTCTTGTATGTTGAACATTTCTCCGATGTTCGATTTTGTTTGTAATGCTTGCATAATGTTTATGCTCCTTTCGTGTATAATGTTGTTATCAACCTAAGGAGGTGATAAGTATGGAACAAGTCCACGCTTGTCTTTTAGGTGAATGGGTTAATCTTCATGATGATGAAAATTGCAAAATGGGACCTCGTATGACTTCTCCATCAATATGGTGGGAAGAAAACGCTGAATTATGGTCTCCAATTCAAAAATTAGAAGCTGATACAATGTATCAACAGGACTACATCATGATTAATTACAAGGGTAAAGATTACCGAATTCATCCTATCTTTATTCAAATTGTTACTTCATAATCTTTTGTTGAGTAATAATATTTTTAATAACCTCAACATCTTGGTCGTCGAGTTGTAGCTCGGCGGCTTTTTTACTAAATTGTCCGTCAATAATTCTGTTGATTTCGTGCCACTGTGCGGGTGTGAATTGCTTTCTAAATTCTAAAAATTGTTTGATTGTTTGTTCCATTTGTTGTTCCTCCTTTTAAGCAGTTACGTTAGCTTCATAACCGAATTCAGTCATGATTTCATGTATTTTCAATCTGCCTTTTTGTGTCCATCTAGTTTGTAAAACTGTGTCTTCTCTACCGTCAGAGCGTACAATTGCTATAGTGTCTGATTCTGTGTAACTCTTGCCCATGTGTTCTGAGTAAAGCACCCACTGTTTATTTACTTTTCGTTGTAATCTAGCTTCGTGTAGTAGCTTGTTCAACTTTTGTGCTGAAATCCCGTAGTCTGCCGCGATTTGAGTTGTAGCTAATGTGCCAGTTGATTTTAAGATTTCATCAACATAATCTGCTTTGGGTTTTAGCTCTCCGATTTCTTGTTGTAAAAGTAAGTTTTGCTCTTTTTCTTTCTTATACTCAGTCAACACTGTAATGATGTAGTCTGGATCTTTTAATGTTTGTTCAATTACATTGTCTGTTGCGTATATACCGTGTTTGCGAATAGCTGGTAGGACATCTGATGTTACCCATCGTTTGAATCGTTTTGCTGATTCTAGTTTTGATGAGAAGATTAAGCTGTATAAACCTGATTCGTTGACTGCAGTAAGTCCTCGATTTGGCAAATTTTCTAAAGTCGTGTTTCGCGACGTTAGAATTTCCTTATCGTCTTCATCAACGTGTTTACTTAATGCGTCACGCGTATTTGAGTATCCTAAGATTTCTGCCACATCTTTACCTACAAAATATGGTTCGTTATCTACTGTTAATGTTCTTACTGGTAATTCTTCAAAATTAAATGTTTGTAATGCTTGCATTGTTCGTTCCTCCTTTTAAGATGTTTGTTTGCGTTTCGTGTACTTTGTGGGTAAAAAAATATCTCCAATATTTTCGTCAAAAAAATCAGCGATAATAAACATCTCATCATTCTTAAATTGATGCTTTCCTAATTCCTTTAAACGATAACCTTCAGTTGATATATTCAAGAGGTTTGCTAAATCTTCTTGAGTACACTTTCTTTCTTTTCTCAACTTTATTAAATTCCATTGCATGTTGTCACCTCCCGCTTACAAAACTAACTATACACGATACGTGTACTTGAGTCAACATAAAAGTTTGCTTTTCGTGTATTTTTTTGTTGAATACCAAAAATAATTGGGTTATACTATAGGTAAATTTAAGGAGGTAAGAAAATGGATAAAAAAGAATTAGCGAAATTTATAGGCAATAAAATCAGATACTATAGAACCAAATTGAACTTAACTCAAGATCAACTTGGAGAAAAACTCAACACTAAAAAGGCTACTATTTCAAATTATGAGACAGGGTACAGAACTCCTAAACAAGATGATTTGTTTGAAATTGCTCATATTTTAAATATCAGTATCGATGATTTGTTTCCTACAAGAAATAATAAAAAAAACGACATCACTTCCATATACAGTAAACTCACGCCTCCAAGACAAAGCAATGTACTAAAATATGCGACTAATCAATTAGAAGAGCAAAATAATGACAGTGATAATCTGGTAGATTTCAATTCTTACATTCAAGAAAAATCCGAAGTGGATATATATGGTTGTGCGTCTGCTGGTATTGGTGAAAGATTATATAACGAGCCTATTTCAAAAGAATTCGCAAGAGGTTATGTCCCCGTACATGATATAGCTTTAAAAGTAAATGGAGACTCAATGGAGCCGTTATTTAAAAATGGACAAATTATATTCATTGAAAAATCTCACACTATCAAAGATGGACAAATAGGCGTCTTTATTATAAATGGAGATGCTTACGTAAAGAAGGTTTATGTAGAAGATAACAGATTAACGTTGGTTTCTTTAAATAAAAAGTATAAAGATTTACATTTTTATGATAATGAAAGTGTGAGGTTAGTTGGAAAAGTTATTTTATAGGAGGTAGTAAAATGAATTTAAAAGAAGTTGACATTAACATTGAAGAGTGGGAAATGGTTGAAATCCCCTTTTATACAGAAGAAGAACTGACTTATAGGTTGAATAATGGTTTACCTATAACTAAAAGTGAACTTGAAGAACAGGAGTCGAAAAAATGAGTTCTTATAAAGAAATTGAACACTTACACATCAATACTGGTGGTAAAGAGCTTACTCAAGAACAAATAGAAGAAGCCAAAGCTTTTATAGACAGTCAAGAATTTAAAGATATGATTCGAGAAGCTAAAGAGTCACGTCAAAGAGTTATGGAGTCTAAAATTACCGATAGAACTAAAATGTGATTAATAGCGCCTGTGTGGCGTGAGGAGGATGAGGGATGGAAAGAAATTCCACCAAAAAAAGTAGCAAAGATAAAATATTAAAAGCTGTAAATAACTTTGAAGAGGTTTGCAATAGCGGAAAATTCAAATTTAAATATTTGGATGACTGGCTTTTTACAAAATCAATAATTTTTAAAAATGAAACAACCTTAACTAACCAAAAAAACTTTAAAGTGTATCCAAGAGGTACTATTGTATACGCTAAACTTGGTGTTAACATTGGTTCTGAATTCTCAGGGAATCATTTTTGCGTCGTTTTAAATAAAAATGACAACAAACGCAATGAGCTAATTACTATAGTTCCACTTACTTCAAAAGACACCAAATTTTCTTTAAAATTACAAGAGAATTTAATACTAAAAGCTTTAGAAAAAATGAAAACTGACCACAAAACTTTACGATTCGATTTGGATAGAATAAAAGAAATGCACGCAAGATCCACAAAAGTAAAAAACTTAAATCCAGCAATCGAAAAAGAACTTGATGAGATTGAAAATAATTATATGCAACTTGCAAAAATAATTGAGCGTTACGAAAGGTTTGTAGGCAAACAAACTTATGCAATTCCATCTCAAGTTATCACTATCAGTAAAAAAAGAATAAGCACACTTAATGATTACGATCCAACTGGCCATATATCTTTCAATGAAGAAACTTTAAAAATTATAGAAGATTTTATGAAAGCTAACATTTTATCATAATTATCTTTACTTTTTATCGTTAATCTATTATAATCAAGATATAAATTTCCGGTAACCAATCCGGCTTAAAATCATATTTCCGGTAACCAATCCGGCTGGCCAGATGTTAATTCATCTGGTCTTTTTTTATACATTTTTATCGGGTAGCCCGCCTACCCTTATTATTTTTTGCCAATTTTGAGGAGGGAGAAGTAAAATGCCAGTATATAAGGATGGTAATACAGGTAAATGGTATTTTTCCATTAGATATAAAGATGTATACGGTAATAACAAACGAAAAATGAAGCGTGGGTTTGAACGTAAGAAAGATGCCAAACTAGCTGAAAGCGAATTTATACAAAATGTTAAATATGGATACTCGGACAATCAACCCTTTGAATATATATTTTTTGATCGTTTAAAAAATGAAAATCTTTCTGCACGCTCAATAGAAAAGCGAACTACAGAATATAATACTCACATAAAAGAAAGGTTCGGAAATATCCCTATTGGCAAAATCACTACTACGCAATGTACTGCTTTCAGGAATTATTTGTTAAACGATGCAGGTCTTTCTGTTGACTATGCACGATCTGTGTGGGCAGGTTTTAAAGCAGTTATCAATTACGCCAAAAAGCATTACAAGCTCTTATACGACCCCACATTATCGGTAACTCCTATTCCCAGAACAAAACCACAAGCTAAATTTATCACTCGTGAAGAATTTGATGAAAAAGTAGAACAAATCACAAATGATACTTCTCGTCAGCTAACTAGACTGTTATTTTATTCTGGTCTTAGAATAGGAGAAGCTTTAGCTTTGCAGTGGAAAGATTACGATAAAATAAAAGGCGAAATTGACGTAAATAAGAAAATCAATTTAAGTAATAGAAAAATTGAATATAATCTAAAAAAAGAAAGCTCTAAAGGGATAATACCTGTACCAAATTTAATTAGAGAGATGCTTAAAAACATGTATAATGAATCTTCTAAAAGATATAAATATTTTGACGAAAACTATTTTATATTCGGGGGTTTAGAACCTATTAGATACGTTACTTATTCGTATCATTTTAAATCTGTATTCCCGAATCTAAAAATACACCATTTAAGACACTCGTACGCTAGCTATTTAATTAATAATGGTGTAGATATGTATTTATTAATGGAATTAATGAGGCATTCTAACATTACAGAAACAATTCAAACGTACTCTCATTTATATACTGATAAAAAACATCAAGCTATGAGCATATTTGATTAA